ATTTTCCGTGACCTGTTTTTGTTGCGTATCGCATACCTAAGAGAGCTAGGAACGGGCGCGGCTATCTTCATCGAATCGATCGACATTGCTGAAGAAATCTATGCCAACAAAGCAAGCTTCCAAATCGTCTTCTATTACCTTGACCCCTCCAATATGGTGAACATGTTTTCGGGGACCGGTCTATTCCAACCTTTGTTGCAAGGTCCTAATCCATGGCTTGCTTGGGCTTCGTCCCTGCAACTAATCACTCCACACCAAGGAACGGGCGGCGACCGGGCCGCGGCGGGCTTGATGCATGAATGGGGCAATGAGCGGATTATCGACCTTTGCAACCAAACACCCTTTGGCTTTACGCCGGGAAGATCGCCCGGAGCGTTCCCGCAAAACCCGCTCCAACCCGGATCACCAGGGCAACAACAACCACCTCCGCCATGGCAAGAGGGAAGCGTCCTATCGAATACCAAGCCATCCCCCCTGAGCAGTTGGTTGCAATTTTCTGTCACTATCGAGGTGAAAGACGACCCGTGGGTCAGCACATCGGTTCAACTCGCACCTAACGCAACAATGCATCAGCCATTCAATCCACAGAGACCAGATACGGGCATGCCTGTAGAGTCGGAGCAAATCAAGAGGTTTATCGAGGACAAGGCAGGATTCCAATCGATTATCGTGCGAGGGTATGCCGAGCGAATCGGATACCCTGTACCAAAACCGGGTGGGCGAATCTTCATAGGAGGACAGGCCTACACTCCGGTGGGTAAGGGTGCATTTGGGATGAAATTTGATGGCGATTATTTTGGTGTCCCAAAGTACTCCGCTTCATGGGCACAAGAGTATCGACTGCTCACCTTCCCGAATGACAACGATCCGAAGGAAGGTCAAGAGGGCGTCGAGTGATTATCGAATACGAATCACAATCCATCGAAGTATCCATGCTTGAGATGGCGAGGACAATCACGAAGCTTGCCGGGGCGTTGCCAGTTCGGAACTCGAACATGCGTCCCACCATGCCATTCTTGAAGCAAGTGGCCGAGCTTCTCGCAAGCAAAGGATTGAAGTGCGATACAACGGCGGCTTGGCAGTTTTGGCAGCTCATCACCGAAGCGATCGACGCTTACTCGCAAGCGATGGAAATTGAATCCGAAATAGCTTGGGAATATCACATCGACCCAACGCAGCTATCGGAAGAGACCAAGCTGGGGCTAGAACGCAACATCGTGCGCAACCGAGCAAAGCAACGGTTGGCAAACGGCGACTATTCTCCCACCGATTACGAGGGTGTGTATAACTTAGCACTCTTGGCGACAGGGGACGAAGCGTACTCGCAGAAACTAAAAACCGAAGCCTTCAAACGCTTCGTCGATTCGCAAGCAAAACGAGGGCAACGAGCATGAGTCAGTCATGGGAATTCGAGACGTACGTTGGGGTTGGAAATCGTCCGACGGGCGATGCGGCAAAAGCCATGACGGTACCGACAAAGGAGAATCCACGCGGAAACCCTCGCACGCAGCACTATCGCGGTCCTCACTACGTTTATTTCAATCAGCATCGCGATCTTCCACTCTTCACCTTTGAGACTATTCGTGTCATGCTGCGAGATCCGCAGGTTCGCTTGTGCCTCGCGATGCGAGCTGCCCCGCTTCAATCAGTCGAGTTCGCTTATCAAGATGGAATCGGCGAGGATGGGAAGCCTACTTGGATCCCTGGAGTCAAAGCTAAGAATCCAGTGGTTGCGGCATGGGTATTACGACAACTCCAAACGATATGGAATAATTACCTACCAGGAATCATGCGATCGCAAGTATGGGGCTGGGCAGCAGGGGAAGTAACGTTGCGGCTATCTGATTCGAATCTCATTGAAATCGATCAATTGTTGCATCGGCACGCAAGGGATTGCCGCCTTATGGAATGGGAGCATGCGGGTACTCCCTGGGGTGTTCAAATCGACAACGTGAAGAACATGGGCGTTGTGCAACTCCCCTTTCCGTACTGCTACTTCATAAACTTCCGACCTGAAGACGGGGAGCGATACAGTTGTCCGATTCTGCTCGGAGCCTATTCGCCATGGTGTGACAAGTGGCTTAACGGCGGTGCGCTCGATACTCGACGCCTGTACATGCACAAAGATGCATACGGCGGCATGAAAGTGGGATACCCTGAGGAATCTGTATTTGTCGAAGGAAACGATAACCCGGTACCAGCAAGGGATATTGCTCTGCAAATCGTAGAGCAACGCCAAGCGGGTGGAACTCTCACCTATCCGTCGACGCGCGACGATCAAGGCAACGAGAAGTGGATTATCGCAGAGGCAACAGTAGCTTCGAATCCCGAACACATTTTGAAGTATCCAAAAGACCTTGATGCGGAAATACGCCAAGGCATGGAGATCCCAGACGGTGCCATTTCCAACGACGGCGCTGGATCCTGGGAGGGCAAATCGCTTCCACTCGCAGCGTTCTACAGCGGTCTCGATTCGTGGGTGGTGCAAATTCTTTGCGACATTCGCCGCACTTTAGACCCGATCGCCCGAATGAATTTTGGGACCGACGTCGAATACGAGATCACCCATAAACCACTCGCACAATCGGCGATGGAGCAACAGGGACAAAAGCAAGCTGGCACCGATCAAGGCCAAGCGATGCATGGCGACCCGTCAGGCATTATGAATCCAGCGGACCAAGGCATGCTGCAGCGCATGGGATCACTAGACCCCGTCGATGCGGTTGGCCGTGGTGTTCTTAGCGCTTCGTCAATCGTAGAAGCAGCTCGGAGAGCTTTGGATAATGGTGTCTTGAGGCTTTCGTTGAAAGAATCCGACGAGGGCGAAGACTCGGACGAAGAAGCCCTGGAACGCGCTAAAGCCATCGCGGAAATCCTCGAACACATCTACGGAGACGATGCGGAATCTCACTTCGACGAAATGTTCGGTTCGCAGGTCCAAAAAATGGGTTCATGGAACGCCATCGACCATCCGCGAGGACCAAACGGGCGATTCATTCCCAAGTACAGCGCAGAGGCAGTATCAGCGGCCAAGGATGCCGTCAAGGAATCGCTACAGTCGAACAAGACACCTGAGAGTGCAAAAAAACTGGTCGAGCATTTGTCGTTGCTGAACGGCAAGCAACTTCGCGAACTGAAACAGGAATACGGTGTTTCGGCAGCAGGAAAGACCAAGCAATCTCTCGTAGAGAAGATCGCAGATCGCCTGGATCGAGGGAGACGTACTCCCAAGGATGACGCCGGTACCGAAACTCCCAAGGAAGACGCTCAGGCCTCGAGTGACACTGCTTTGAGCGACACTGCTTTGGCAGACAAAAGCTCGGAATCCAAAGCCGGGGAACCGAAGGCAAGGGAAAAGAAACCGTTCGTCTATCCAGACGGATCGACGCAGGTCTTCAACGCCGACGGAACCCCAGCGGCAACAACGGAAGCATTTTCAAAAGCCGAGGAATCTGGGGCGGATCCACGCGAGGCCGCAAAGGCTGCGGACCAACAAGAAGAAACCAAAAAGGAGTACGAATTCGCTCGCGACAGCGAAGTAGGCAACCGTGGCGAAGACCTTAAGAATTCAGCTCGACACAAGGTCAACGCTTGGAAAGGGCTAGCATCCGCCGAAACCGACGGGACAGCCGAAAAGCTTGTCAATCGCGACATGCTCTTGAAGCTTGAACCTCACAATTTGATGGAACATGCAGACCGGGCGCCGTTGACGTCCTTGGCCATGCACTTTGCGATGAAAAGTTTTCCGCCAAACCCAGTTTACGGGAAGAACACGAAGAACACGCCCGAGCTTCGCAGTGACTACGTGGCAGCATATCAGAGCATCAAGGCTAAGGCCGAAGAGATTGCTTCCACTCATGACGATAAAGACTCGATAAAGTCCATTCGTAGACTCCAAAGCCACGTCATGGGGATTGTCAACGAGCGGAGGAAAGCAAATCGCTTTGACAACCTCGCTAATAACTTGATCGGCTTGGCAAACTCTCTTGAGGTCAGCCGCTATGCAAGTAAGACGACCACGTATGGCAAGCTCAACGAGTTTGCCAGTGAGCTAAAAACCAAGTACGGAGACGAGTGGACAAACGCTTTCAACGACGATAACACTCCGCAAGGAATGGAGTCCAAGCGGATCATGTTGGAAAAGGCTGCGGAACACGCAAAGGATGTCATTGAAGGGAAGTCCATCAATGCGACCTTCGGAAAAGAAAGCAAGACCGGGGCCAAAAGAAAAGATTTTGAGCTTAAGAACCTGTACGGTCAAAAGGCTGAAAGAATGGGCGGGAGGGATCTTTCGTCGATAACTTCGGACCCAAACAAAGCAGTCGACCATTTGATAGACGAATATGGTTTGAGGGGCTTTCAGTGGGGCAATTCAGTCACGGATTCAGAGCGGAAACACCATGCAGCCCGAATGGTTGAGGCCATAGCGGACCTTGCGGACGTCACAGGGCTCCATCCAAAAGATATTTCACTTGATGGGAAACTAGGACTTGCCGTCGGGGCTCGTGGACACGGTACGGCAGCCGCGCACTACGAGCCGGGAAACCAAGTGATCAACATGACCCGCAATAGCGGAGTTGGAACCTTCGCCCACGAATGGGGCCACGCCTTCGATCACATGCTCGGTGGCTTTGGCATTGGCCGCGACGGCGGAAAATATATGTCCGACGTCGACGTTTCCCATACCCACGAAGTTACCCACAAGACGCGGGGCTATCCTCTCCGAGTCAATGCGGCCACCGCCGAAGCCTACCGAACTCGGGGTGACGATGAGTTTACGGTAAAAGAACTGCCAGACCCAGAAATCAGAGGAGCCATGGCCTCTTGGCAAGAAGCGGCCAAGCCTTTTATGAGGCGGGTACGGGGCGTGGTATCGAAGATGATCAGAGATGGAAAGCTATCCGAGGGTAAAAGGGATTATTGGAATAGCTCTATTGAGTGCTTCGCACGAAGCTTTGAAGTTCACGTAAAGAAGCAACTGGAAACCAAGGGCCGAAAAAACACCTATCTTTCTAGCCTCTCCGATGAGTCTGGCGAAGCTTCCCTATGGCCAACCAACGCGGAAGCCGAGTCCATGGCCGAAGCCTTTGCGGGGCTTATGACCGCATACCGACAAAAACGCCACGGACAGGCCGATCCGATCAAGTTCTCACTCTTTGACGTCATCGGCGAAGTAATTCCCGATTCTGATGATTTCGATGAGCTTGCTATCGAAGAAAACGAGTCACCGAATTCATCCGGGCAGGTCCACAAGTACGCATGCTTGATGTTTCACCTAACGGAAGATCTTTCAGGCCGCATTCGCGAGTTCCAAGCCAACATTGCCGATGATCAGCTTGCGTCTGGCGACAGGGAACAAGAGTCGCACGTGACGCTTCTCTACGGGTTCAAGGATGAGGAGTTACAGAACGTCTTAGATGCCTTGTCCAATATGCAGGCTCCTTTGGCGACATTCTTCCAGTTAGATGCATTCCCATCAGGTAAGGATGGAGCACCACTGCACGTCTGCGTCGATTCTCCAGACCTGCACAAGATGTACGCTGAACTTAGAAAGCGTATCCCAGCCGTTTGCACGCATCCGGAATACAAGCCGCATGTCACGATTGCCTACATGAATGACGCGAGTTCACTGGTGGGCGCTAACGGTCCAATTTTTGGCGAAAGTCGCGTACTCGATCGAGCATTCATCGCTCTCCAAAGTGGAAAAAATATCGAGGTGACTTTGGGTAAGGCCGATCCGATAAGGATGGGTATTGACGACCAAACCAGAGTTGCTGGAGCCGAGTCAGAGAATGGCGATGAACAGGCAGAAGCGATCGCGGAAATACTTACGTCGCTCTACGGCGATGACGCCGAAGCCATGTTCGACAAGATCTATGGCATCAAGAGAATGGCATGGGCAGCCATCGATCACCCAAGGGGGCCCAATGGGCGTTTCATCGCCAAGAACAGCCCCGAGGCGGCATCCGCTGCGAAGGAAAAGATCAATGAGGCGCTCAATGGCCAAAGGTCGCCTAGCTCACTGAAGACGGTTACGGAGCACCTATCGATCTTGACTGTCAAGCAGCTACGGGAGATGCAGAAGGAGCATGGTATCCGCGCAGGCGGAGCGAAACCGCAATTGGTCGCCAAGATCGCCGATCGGCTGCATGGCAAAGTAACTCAGACGGACAGCCAAGCAAGTAAGTTCCACGAAAACGGCACTCCAAAACAAGTCAACAACCGCGACATCTACACGGTCCCAACGTCTTCCTTGAAGGTCGACCCAAAGCGATTTCAGTACAAAGTGAAAGACATCGGGGAGGATGGCGTTACTGGAGAACTCAAGGGAGTTTCCAAGTGGAACCCGGAACTGGCCGGATCGCTATTGGTGTGGCGTGATCCATCCGACGGGCAGGACTACGTGATCAACGGACACCATCGCCATGAATTGGCAAGCAGACTCAATGCCGATCACATCAATGCGAGATACATCGACGCGCCAAACGCCAAGGAAGCTCGCGCTCGAGGGGCATTAGCGAACATCGCGGAAGGCCGAGGATCGGCCATCGACGCCGCAAAGTACCTTCGAGACTCGGGGCAAACCCTTGACCACCTACGCGAAGCGGGGATCAGCATGTCCGGGAAACTGGCGTCCGATGCGGTGACGCTTACTGCCCTAAACGATAAGGCATTCCAGAAGGTGACCGAAGGGAGGTTGGATGAAACGACCGCGTTGGCCGTCGCAAAGCACCTCAAGGATCCAGCACTTCAGGATCTATTGTTCAAGAAACTTGCTGATCGAGAGACCGAAGGCAAGGACTGGAGTACGCGAGAAATCGAGACGGCTGCACGCAAGATGGCCAACGCTGGAAAGGCAACGCAAACGGGCTTCGATCTGTTCGGTGCATTTGAAGATGAAAAATCGACGTTCGATCAGGAGGTAGAACTTGAATCGTTTGCAAACCGCATGCTTCAGCAGGAAGCCGACGACTACCGAGCCGTGGCCAACAAGCGCCGAGCCAATCGGGTATCGGAGGCTGGGAACGTACTGGCGATCGACGAAAACGCTAAGCGATCCGATTCGGCAGAGCAATCCGTCAAGGATTTCAATCGAGAAGTTCATCTTCGGGGCCCAGTAAACGCAGTGATCCAAAAGCACGCGGCAGATCTTCTGTTGGCGAAAACCAAAAAAGAGAAAGAAGCCGTTAAGTCCGCAATGATGGACGAGTTAAAATTGTCTCTTCGATCCTTTGGAACCTAAACCTAATCGGAGTAAGCAATGGCCAACGATCCAACCGAGCCCAAAAAAAGCGAATGGTACCTGACCCCGGAGGAAGCTAGCCGAGTCGCCAAAGGCCATCGCGAAATGGTTGAACTCCCAGAGACGAAACCTATCCCTCAGGCCAAAAAATCTGAACCCGACAAGACGAAACCGGAAACCGATGGCTAGTTTAACGTCCCTCGAACCAAGCGATCGCATAGCAGGCATGGCCCTCATCGGGGCTGAGGCTTTGTTTGCAGAAATTCGCGGACGGATCGGCGATGCTGCTACCGGACCAATCTACGCACCGCAATCGAACTTGCTTTCGGCAATCTGGAAAGTGATGAACGATTCGGTCCCTGTCATTGTCGACCATCTGACGGATACCGAGATGGCGAGCTGGACGGGTGGTATGGATTCGTTGGCCAAGCAACTCCCGAAGTGGCTACTCGGCGACTTCATGGATGGACGTTTTGGGCAGTCTCCCCCGGACCGTCCTCGCTTCTCTCTCTTCGACATGTTCGGCGACGAGCCGAAACTGCGATTTCCATTGATCGAAAAGGCAGCAGAGAAACTCGCCGATCGCAACATCATGACTCGCAGCGACTGGGATGCAGCAACGCGGTCCGCGCAGGAGCGAGCGTTCTTCATCACCGGCGACATCACTCGGGACACGATCTCCAAAGTTCGAGATGAGCTTGTCAACGATTTATCCGACGGCACGTCGCTTCTCACGTTTCGCGAACGAGTCAGCGACGTTCTGAACCGTTCTGCCATCGGCCCGGCCAGAGTGGAGAACATTTATCGCACCAACGTCCAAGCCGCATTCCGCGATGGACGTGAGACGTTGGCCAGCCATCCGGTTGTCGCTGGGATCTTCCCCTATCAGCAGTACCTCGCTCAGCATGATGCGAGAACCAGGCACCAGCACAAGGAACTCGAGAAGCTGGGTCTCAACGGGACTGCGGTCTATCGCCGAGACGATCCGTTCTGGGATATGTTCACGCCCCCTTGGGATTACCAGTGCCGTTGCGGCGTACGCATGCTGACCATCTCCCAGGCGGCTAAGTTGGGCGTCAAGGAAGCAATCGAGTGGCTCGATACCGGCGTCGCGCCGATGCGACCGGAATGGCGGTATCAAGACATCCCATTTGCTGCGAAGCCAGGATTTGGAAGCCGTGGAAGGGTGGCAGCATGACGAAGGTTTATGCCTACAAATGGAAGGTTGGAGGCTTTGATGTTGAAAGCCCTGAACCATCGACCAACCCCCAAAAGCAGTTTCTTGATATGCCGCGAGGGGCCGTCTCTGGATTTGCTCAGTTCTACCTACGAACGGATGACGCAAAAAAGGTATCGCAGCAGTCTTCGGTTGACATCGTTGCCAACATCTTTACCCGCGAAAATGACGGTTCAACGGTATGGCAACAAACCGATTCGATGACCTGGAAAAAGTACATCCCCGTCGAAATCGCGGAAGAGAATCAACGAGGCTATTCGCTCGTCATTCTTCGGGACGTGCGTCACAAACTCGACAGAGCGGAAACGGCGAAGATCTGGAACGAAGTACGATACGTGACATTTACGGCATCCCTTGCCGAAACAATCACCTACGAGCCCCTGCATTTGAATAGCGGCGTTCCGTACACGTATCAGAACATCGTGACGGAGCTGCTCGGACCAATTACAGCGCCATCACTTCCAGCGGGTGGATCCGGCATTCCAAGAAACCTGAAAAGCACAGGATCGACCGCTGCGGCTCTCGATGGAATCCTTGCATCGCTTGGCTACGCCCTGACGATTAGCCGGGACGGTACAGCGAACTATGTAGACGTAGGCAACGTGACGGTCCCACCTAAGATCACAGCGGCGCGAACTGAAAAGCTTATCGGGACGATAGAAGGAAACCCAGTGCTTCACGGCAAGGTTACGGTATGGCCAACGAAGTATTATCCCTATCACCCAAAATCCAGTTCGACCGCGATCGGAGGTGGAGGCGACGCAAAAGAAATCATCCTTCTCGATCACGAACTATCTGACAAAAACGCGGGTGTTCTCTCTGCCCGACTGACCGCCATTCAGACCGTTGTGAATGCATGGCACCAGGCCGAACGGAACGATTACGACGACACCTTCTACGGTCTTTTGGACGTAGTGCCAGGTCCAGGGATAACACGAGTCACTTGGTACGTTGGCGACAACGCACAAGGGCATTGCACGCGGGTAAAGCAGTATTCGCCGCCTATGCCTTGGCCAGACCGCACCGAACCGCCAGCTCCAACGCCATTGTGGGGCAAGACATTCAACACTATCGCGGCGGATTCCACCGGCGAAGTATTTGTTGACGATCCGGTATCGGGCGGTATGTGGACGACATCGAGCAAGGTGCAGTTTGTCTACAACCGTGGGCCTGCGATCGCAACGAACAAGCGGGTGATACTATTTCCCATGGATGACCGTTGGTGCGTTGTGGAGGTGTGCTAGTGGCCAGGATCGGTACTTGTTGCTGCATCGAATGCCTTATTTTTTCCGACGACTTCACGAGAGGAGAGACCGGAACTCCGTTGGGTAATAGAGTCTCAGCACCGTTCTCGGGCCAGGGATGGTGCGATACCCCTGGGGACTACTACATCGTGGATACCCCAACGTGGAGAGCCAGGTGCGAAGTCCCAGACGCGAAAGCGATCTGCAACGTGAAGCACCCTAACGAAGTTGGCTCCATGTACGTCTCTCTGATCACGCAAGAGGAAGAGAACCGAGCTGGTTCGGAGTACTCTGATGGACAGAAGTGGCGACTCTATTTGAACGTCTCCAGGACGGTCTCGGGCGACCCGGAGGAATGCGAGGCGACATCCTACTACTTCGCCGAGTACGAGAGGCTTGGTGGAGCTGCTGGAGGGTCTTCGGATCCCGCCGATCGGAGCTGGATTCGGCTTGGGGTTGGCAGCGGGGGCAGCGAATCGATTTTGAAGCAGCTCCAAGTGTTTTCCGAAACGGGTGACTCAAGGCGTTTCTGGGCGACTATCGACGAGGACAGCTTTTGCGCCGGGGTCGACAATTCCATACTTGGTTCCGTGTCGATGGAATCTCCAGGGCTGTTTGTAAACGGATGGTACAGCGGGTTCGGGATGAGCGAACAAGACATGCTCGCCGACAACTTTGAGTTCTATCGGCACTACAACAGCAATCCACCTGAAACCAGGGACCTCAATTGTCCGCGATGCGGATTGTGCCTTTGTGACGACAACACCGCAGAAGGAACCGATAACCAAATCGAACTGCCCGCAGTGCTGAACGTCTGCATTTGGCCAGACCCAGAGGACTGCGCTCGCCTAATAAACCTTGAGCCTTGTTGCTTCCAGATCGAATACGATCGAGTCGACAACGCGTGGAAGCATGATGAGCAGCAGTGCTGCGGTCAGTTTATCGTCGAGTTTGCTTGCGCTGCCGAGCCGGGAATCAACAAGTATGTCCTGGCAAACATGGGCGGTTGCACTCAGACAGGTGAAGGCACCAGCACTCGCAACCCGATCGACTACAGATGCGCAAGCGAGACGGGGGAGTCGTGCTTCCTTTTCGGCCCATACGTCATAACCGAACTAGATTTTGCTTGCCTTTGTCGCGACACTATTTTCGGGACTGGTGCGTGTGGTTACTACGTTACGGTAAGTTCCGATGACTGTTGCTCACGAAGGGATTGCAGTGGTGTGTAGCTGTCCGCATTGCGATAAGGCTTGCTCGAATGATATTCGCCCATACGTGTGTACGTGCGGTGCGGTGCTTGGCAAGCGTGGCTGGCTGACGACCGTGACGGTCAAACCGACCAGTGGAAACTCGATCGTCGATCGCGAGGCGAGAAAAGCCATCGAAGGGCGGAGAGCGTGGTCGAAGCTGCACCGCATTGAGCTTGGGACTCCCGAAGCTTTTGAGAAGTGGAAGAAGTACATGCCAGCCGGCTGCGAGTGCCGCAAGAAGGTTGGTGCGATTTTGAGCCGACTACCGCCGAGGTACGGATCGCCCGAAGAATGGTTCGAGTGGACCGTGGAGTTCCACAACGCAGTGAATGCAGGCTTGAGCACCCCAAAGCCTGCCGTTCCAATGGAGCGAGCCTACGTGCTTTGGCGCAACCGCAGGCCATGCACAAGCAAGA